CGTTTTGAACCTGCTCAAAGTATACTTATGATGATGTACGGCGCACTGTCAGCTCTTGTCGGTGCCTACTTTGGATTCAGCCAGGCTAAAAAGAAATGAATTACGATAGTCAAGAACTAATAGATATGTTAACGAGACACGAGGGCTGTGTACTTACCGTTTACCAAGATTCTCTAGGCATAGATACAATAGGTATCGGTAGAAATATTGAAGATCGTAGTGTGTCGTCTAAAGAGTTACTATTCTTAGGTTACTATGATATAAGTGAAATCTACAACAAGGGTATAACAAAAGGTGGAGCTAGCTATCTACTCGAAAACGATATTGCTATCGTTGAACGAGAATTGTCTGCGGCTCATGCTTGTGTGGAACTTCTAAGTTCAAATAGAATAATCATACTTCTTAACATGGCGTTTAACTTGGGTGTCCCTCGTCTGTGCAAGTTTAAAAATATGTGGGCAGCGATACACGAGAAAGATTTTGATACCGCTGCTGAAGAAATGCTTGACAGTCGTTGGGCAGAACAAGTAAAAGGCCGAGCTACTGAACTAGCAGAGATGATGAAAACGGGTTAGTAGGGTTGACAGACGTTCACATGTAACCTAAAAAGTTAGACACGCAAGACAAAAAGTATAAGGAATATAAGTTATGCCAGGTAAATTACCTAACGACGGACCTATGACTGCGGCTGAAAAAGAAGCCAGCAAAAGGGCTCTTACTGGAGGCAAGGTAGTAGAGGCTATTCCCGTGGTTTTCTTTGCAAGATTGTTAGCACCAGTTTGGTCGGTTATCAGCGGTATGCTAAAGAAAGGGGATGCTACAGGAGAGGTGAAGCGAATAGAGGATATGGTTAATAAGAGAGAACCAGCTATAATTACTCTGACCCCCCAAGCTAAAGGACCACCCCTGCTCACCACCAGACCGGCGAGCCCTTCTATGGTTGCAAAGATGGAGAAGGCACCGGTTACCGTATTAGGATCGGCAGGTAGGCTATCTGCTGCGGCAAGGGGTATGGCACAGGGTAAATCTACTAAGCCCACCCCCTTTAAAAAAGTACAGGCGGCTGCTAATCAGGCTTTTAAAGGGGCGAGGAGTAAGCCCAAAGTTGGTGTAGCAGCTATTGCTGCCGCTGGCATAGGTGACGAGGTGCAGGATAGCGAGAGGCCAAGTAAAGCTGCTCCTCCGCTACCTATGCCCAGGCCCAAGCCTAAACTTGTAGACCGAGGGGGTAAGACACCCTATCAAGACGACTCAACTCCAACACGAGTAAATCGAGGAGGTAAATCTCCTTACTCGGACGACTTAACTCAAGATGATTATGCGCTAAGAAATAAGGTAGGGTATAGGGACCGAGCAAAAGAAGCTGGGCATGATGAAGTCATGGAAGAACAGAACCTACGTCGTGGCGGCTCCGTAAAGAAGAAAGTTAGCAGCCCTGCGAAGAAGAAAACTAGTACAGCCAAGTCTAAGTACGGCATGAACAAGGGTGGCTTTACCAAAGGCGGCGGTAATTACTATTAAAGGAATACTATGACTGAACAACAGGAAAAATTCTTAAACGCTTTGTTTGGTGAGGCGCAAGGGAACTTCCGACAAGCTATGGATTTGGCGGGTTACTCTAAGCATGAGTTCCCTGCCCGTCTCATCCGTAGTTTAAAAGACGAGATCATTGAACGTGCGGAGTATCTGCTTGCGGCTAACGCGCCGAAGGCAGTGCTATCCATGACCGGTGTATTAGATGATCCCAGCGCACTAGGGAACCGTGAGCGACTAGCAGCGGCTAAAGAAATCCTAGACCGTGCTGGGATTGTCAAAACTGAGAAGATTGAACATAAAGGTACAGCATCGTCTATTATTATTCTACCTCCCCTCGATGAAGAAGTAGATGCCTCAGAACAAGATTAAGCATCTTAGTAGAGAAGCTATCCCTGCTGTTGGTCGTCGTCCCTACGGGTATGAGACCGCAGGTAAAGAATACCTACCGCATCTACCTACTGTAGAAAAGCTAGAGATAGCTATTGAACAAATTAGAGACGGTAATCAACCTGTACGTAAGGTAGCGGCGTGGTTAGAACACGAGACTAATAGAAAGCTATCCGCAACCCGACTTCACAAACTTGCATGGTCACCCGAGGAACTTGAGGCGCGTAGAAAAGTCAGACGGCGTGGTCTCAGTAAAGAACAGCGAAAAGTTGAGGATCTAAAGAGTATCGAAAAGCAAAGCCGTATTAAACATGGCATTGCAGAAAGAAAGCTACAACAGGCGGTAAAGAAACCTGAAGACGTATCAGAGATACTAGACTTTACAGACTCTGCTGCCGCTACACAATCTGTGGCCTTTAAAGCGAACGCCGGTCCTCAAACTCAGTTTCTTTCTTCTAGCGAACGTGAGGTATTCTACGGTGGAGCTAGGGGTGGGGGTAAAACTTACTCATTACTAATTGCTCCCTTACGTTTTGTGGATAAGTCTGCTCATCGAGCTTTACTTATTCGGCGATCAATGCCTGAGTTACGAGATGTAATATTCCAGACACAACAGATATACCCTAAAGTAGTTAAAGGAGCTAAATGGAAAAGTCAAGAGAACACTTGGTACTTCCCAAGTGGAGCAAGAATTGAGTTCGGTTACTGCGAAAACCTTCAAGACGTACTTAGATACCAGGGGCAGTCTTATTCGTGGATCGGTGTGGACGAGTTACCGCAATACGCTAGCCCGGACATTTGGCATTTTCTTCGATCGTCTCTACGAACTATCGACCCGACTATCCCGTTACATATGCGAGCAACTGGTAACCCTGGCAATATTGGTTCTGCGTGGGTTAAAAAGATGTTTATTGATCCTGCTCCTCCTAACACGAAAGTTGTTGAGAAGGTTGAATACGAGTTAGATGGTCGCAAGTTAACCAGTGAGATCACCCGTAAGTTTATTGCAGCATCCGTATGGGATAATCCATACTTAACACAGGACTCTAGTTATGTTACGATGCTGGCTTCACTACCTGAAGTTAAGCGTAAGCAGTTCTTATACGGAGACTGGGATGCTATCGATGAAGGTGCCTTTCCTGACTTTAATAAAGATCTTCATGTAGTACCAGCATTTGAGATCCCTAACGGTTGGACGCGGATTAGAGCAGCGGACTTTGGTTATGCAGCACATTCAGGTATCCTGTGGGGTGCGGTAGACTTTGACGGATGTCTGTGGATCTATAGAGAATTATATGTTAACCGGTTAACCGCTGATAAGTTAGGGCAGATGATTATAGACGTAGAAGCGCAAGACGGTCGTATCCGTGATGCGTTGTTGGATAGCTCTTGTTGGGCTAAAAGAGGTGATACAGGACCATCTATTGCTGAGACTTTAAACGCTGAAGGGTGTCGATTCCGCCCCTCTGATAGATCTCCCGGCAGTCGTGTTGCCGGTAAGATTGAATTGCATAAACGGTTAACAATTAATGAAGATACAGATGAGCCTGGGATTAGGATTCTCGACAATTGCAGGAATTTAATAAGTCAACTTGCAGCTCTACCTATAGACGCTCGTAACCCAGAAGATGTTGATACACGAAGTGAGGATCACTTGTATGACGCTTTACGATATATGATCATGTCTCGTCCTGTTAATTTAAAAGTAGCATATCAGAACGCACCGAAAACACGTTGGAAACCCTCTGACTCTAGATTTGGATATTAATAATGGCGAAGAAAAAGAATGCTGTAGCTCTTGATGATAGGGCCGGTCCCGGTGAGGATTCCTATCAGAGTCTCGTAACCTATGTAGAGTCTCGCTTTTCCCGAGCTAAGGATCGGCGATCTACAGACGAGGGAAGATGGCTGCAGGCTTACCGTAACTATCGTGGTCTCTACGGGCCAGAGGTTCAGTTCACTGAGGCAGAAAAGTCCCGAGTATTTATTAAGGTAACTAAGACTAAGGTTCTAGCTGCGTATGGACAATTAATTGATGTCCTGCTGAGTCAGAGCCGATTCCCGTTAAGCGTTGAACCAACTGCTCTTCCAGAAGGTATCCTCGATACTGTTAGTGTAGACCCGAAGGAACAAGAGACTGAGGAGGTGGTTAAAAAACAGATTGAGAATCTGTACGGCTATCCTGGAGACGGCAAGGAGCTACAACCTGGGGACACCGCTAGTAAACTCTTAGATCGTCTTGGACCGCTAAAGGAAGACCTAAAAGATATAGAAAATCTACAAGAAGGACCTGGGGTTACTCCTTCTGCTGTAACATTCCATCCTGCTCAAGTAGCAGCTAAAAAGATGGAAAAGAAGATTAAGGATCAGCTAGAAGAGTCTGCAGCTACTAAGCATCTTCGTCACACTTGTTTTGAAGCAGTTCTCTTTGGCACCGGTATTATGAAAGGTCCCTTTGCCTATGATAAAGAGTATGCAAAATGGACGGATGAAGGAGAGTATGATCCGGTTATCAAAACCGTACCTAAAGTAGATCATGTGTCTGTCTGGGATTTTTATCCAGACCCCGACGCCTACAACATGGAAGATTGTAATTACGTTGTAGAGCGTCATCGATTTACAAGAGCCCAGATGCGGGAACTTAAAAAGCGTCCTTACTTTCGTGCCGCCTCTATTGAGGAGGCTATTAAAGCAGGTGAAAACTACTCCCGTGAATGGTGGGAAGATGATCTGAGTGATAATACGGTTGGTTCTGATCTTGGCTCTGAAACATCTGTCACGGGAGGCAACGGTGTTGAACGATTTGAGATTCTAGAATTCTGGGGGACGATTGATCGAAAGATTGCTGAGTCTCAGGATATTGACATACCCAAAAGTTATAAAGAAGATGAAGAATTACAGATTAACTGCTGGGTATGTAACGGAGAGATCTTACGCTTTGTAATTAATCCTTTCTCCCCCTCCCGTATTCCGTATGTTGCTACACCGTATGAGTTGAACCCGTATAGTTTCTTTGGTATTGGTTTAGCTGAAAATATGGACGATACGCAAACCTTGATGAATGGTTTCATGCGTATGGCGGTTGATAACGCTGTATTGTCAGGTAACCTACTCATTGAGGTAGACGAAACTAACCTTGCACCGGGCCAAGATCTAAATGTTTATCCCGGCAAGGTCTTTCGTCGTCAAGGCGGTGCTCCTGGTCAGGCAATCTTTGGTACTAAATTTCCTAACGTCTCGTCTGAAAATATGTTACTATTTGACAAGGCACGAGTTCTAGCTGACGAGTCATCTGGTCTGCCTTCGTACTCTTACGGACAGACCGGTGTACAAGGAACAGGACGTACTGCATCAGGTATCTCTATGCTTATGGGGGCCGCCAGTAATTCTATTCGTACTGTTGTTAAGAACATTGACGACTATCTAGTTCGTCCGCTGGGTGAGGCTCTCTACGCTTGGAATATGCAATTCGACTTTGACCCCGATATTAAAGGGGATCTAGAAGTTAGGGCTCGTGGTACAGAGAGCTTTATGCGGAACGAGGTTCGTTCTCAACGTCTTATTAGCTTCTTGCAGATTGCTAGTAGTCCGGTGCTTGCCCCCTTCGCAAAGTTCCCCTACATCATGCGTGAGATTGCTGCTACGATGGATCTCGACGCAGAGAAGATTACTAACAATCCTGAAGAAGCTTTTCGTCAGGCTATCCTTCTACAACAGATGCAAAAACAGGCTATGGAGAATGCACCACAGCAGCCACAACAGGCTGCAGTTGGACAAGATCCTATGGGTACCGGTGGAGGAAATATCGGTATCGGACAAGCTCCTGCTCCAGGAGAACAGGGGGCACCTACCGGTGGCGGACCAAACCAACCCCCGCAAGGAGCACCCCCTCAAGGGGCACCGCCACAAGGAGCACCCCCACAGGGTGGTCAAGGCCAGCTCTCGCCAGAGTTAATGGCGCTGATGCAACAGGTCGGGGCCGGTAATGGTTGATATGAGGGCTGCACAGGAATTACTGGTGTTGGTTAACCAGCCTGATTTTCAGGAACTTGTAGATATCTTTGTTGAGGAAAAGAAGAAAGAACAATATCGTATCCTAGAACAGAGCGACGATAAGAAAGATATCTTCCGGGCTCAAGGTGCCTGTCAAGTACTAAATAAAATGAAAGCTATGAAGACTGAAATTCAAGCTGCAGCGAAAAAGGATTAATTATGGC